GGTCTTTTTCCAAGATTCTGCACACCAAAGGAGAAAAGGAAAATGAAAACAAGAACATTTGTAGAGGTTATCAAAAAAGATGAGGAACATGTAGTTGCTAGAACAAAAACAGATTTTGGTGTTGTTGATATTAAAAGGACATTCAGAAAACATACAAAGGAAATCAGAGAGTTAAAGAAACAGGGTATCTATTGTTTTGAAATACAGGGAGTGTTATATTGGTATACATTTAATGAACAAGGGTATGGTACACAATATAAAGAACCAGAGAACTTCCGAGCAGAGGATAGAACAACAGATGAACTTCGCAGAGCAGGAAGGAAAGACAAAGCAGTTGTTGATGGTAGTGATGGTAGCATAGAATTAAGAATACCAGAGATTAAGAAGGAACAGAAGGAAGTCAAAAAGGAAGAACCAAAAGAGGATTGGAACAAAGAAGTAAAACACAGCAAGTTCGATATGATTAAGGCTTGCATAGAAAATGACATTCCTGTTTATCTTGCAGGACCAGCAGGAAGTGGAAAGAACTACACACTGGAACAGATTAGTTGGGAACTTGGTTTAGAGTTTTACTTTACAAACAGTGTTCAGCAGGAATACAAACTGACAGGTTTCATTGATGCAGGTGGACAGTACCATGAAACAGAGTTCTACAAGGCATTTAAAAACGGAGGGATTTTCTTCCTCGATGAAATGGATGCAAGTATTCCAGAAGTATTGGTTTTACTCAATGCGGCAATCGCAAACAGATACTTCGAGTTTCCAAACGGAAAAATCAAAGCACATAAGAATTTCCGAGTTGTTGCGGCAGGGAACACAGTTGGAAGTGGTGCAGATGAAATGTATACAGGACGTCTGGTATTAGACCAAGCAACATTGGACAGATTCGCAATCATTGATTTCGGTTACGATAGAAACATTGAAATGCACATTGCAAAAGGAAACAAAGAACTTGTTGATTTTGTGGAAGCAATCAGAACAGAAGCAGAAACAAATGGGATTCGGGCAACATTCTCCTATCGTTGCATTGGAATGGTTACGAAGTTAGAGAAAACAGGACTTGAATTAAAGAACATTCTTGCAATTGCAGTATTCAAGGGAATGGAGAAAGATACCATCAACAATTTCAGATTGTATTCAATGAACAATAAATATAAAACAGCACTGAATGAATTACAGAGGGTAGCCTAACAAGGCTACCTGTTCTGTTATTTGGAACAAAACAAATTGAAAAAGTTTTACAAAATGTGTTGACTTATTCCTAGACCTGTGTTATTATATAATCAAGTTAAAGGAAAACAAATAGTGAAGGAGGAATAGCAAATGTATAAAGTTATGATTGTAGCAGAATTAGAAGTAAAAGAAAGAACAGAAAATAGAACAATTGAAGAAATAAACAAAGCAATAGAACAGGAGGTAAACAAATGGAATTAACAAGGGAACAAGCAATAGCAGAACACAGAAAAATGTGGAAATGGATTTCAAGACAAATAATGAAGGATTATAAAGAAAATTATTCAATAAAAACAATTGTTAGTTACAAAAAGATTTATATTGAAAATAATTTTAAAAATGAATATGTTAGAAGTAGTTGTTTTTGTTGCAGTTATGGATTTAGTAAATATATATATGACGAATCAGCATTTGGTATTTGTTATTCATGTCCTTTATATTGGAATACAGAATGTACAAAAACAGAATGTACAAAAGGTTATTATGGTTCATTAAATAGAATTTTTAATAATGCAACTATAGGTTTAGTAACTAAAGATTCAACAGAAGAATATTTTGTATGTGAAGGAGCAGTTAAGAAACTTTCAAGAATGGCATATAAAATAGCAATGTTAGAAGAAAGGAAAGACAATGTATAAAAAACCTTTATATTGGACAGATGCATTGTTTTTGAATTTCTTGCAAAGGGTAATATTAATACATAGTTATTTGTATTATGAAAAAGACAACAGTATCTGGAGTGATAAAAAGTATGATGAAGTTGCAAGACAACTTGCCAACATACAAGAGGCACACACAACAAAGTGGATAAAGAATAAAACACAATATGGTTATTGTTTTTATGACTTTGATGGCACAACAGGGTTTGACCTATGGGATAGGTTGAAAGAAAAAGATAGACAGTTTATACAGAATATAGCAGAAAGGATAGTGGAAAAATAATGTACTTTGTATTTTTAGAGTTAGAACATGATTGTTCAGCTACGAGAGTTGGAGATTATTTTACTGATGAACAGTTACAGAATATGATACAGAAAAAGCAGAAGGGTGTTGCAACATATTGGTATGCAGACATTCCATGGAATGTAACACATCTGCACTATCTGGAATTGACAAAAGCATTTTAGGTGGTTAAAGTTGCGAATGTGTGTCGACAGAGATACAAAGAAAGAAAAGGAAGTGAAACAATGTCCATACGAGATGCAATGTTATATGAGAAAGGAAGAAACAGAGGGTAAAACAAATGAATAAACGCTCAACAAAGTTCTATCGAAAAAACGAAGCAGAGGTTATGAAACGGTTAGGATTTAAGCCTACAAAGAACAGTGGTGCAGGGTGGATTGAGAAAGAGGACGGACAGAATGAACAGTGTATTTGTCAGCTAAAATCTACGGACAAGCAGAGCATTAGCATTAAACAGAATGATATTCATATACTCGAACAGAATGCCGCCATATCTCATAAACTGCCTGTATTTGCTTTACAATTCCTTAATACTGGCGAAGTATGGGTGATGATAAAGCCAGAGGATTTAAGCCTAATACAGAGCCTTGTGGCTGGTGAAGATATTTCCGAACAATTACAATCTGGTTTTGATTTGGGTGTTGACAATGAGGACGATACCTGTTATAATGTTATTGTAAGCAGTAGGAACGCAGGAAAGTCTTACCTCGCTCGGCAAGCCTACATGAAACAGAAAGGGAAGGAACGAGAACAGCAAGAACAAGAGTTCAAACAAAGAATGAAAGAGAAAAACAGAGAAAGGAGAAAACAGGTTGGAAAAGAAATTCAAACAAAAGGGCATTGCAACCTTTGAAGGGTTGAGCATTGGAAAGAACAGAACAGTACAAGTGAAGTTCAAACTCCGATATGACGAAATCATAACAAGTGTTGAATTGTTACAGGGGTTGAACAATGACATTACGGTTCATGCGAAAACAGCAACAAGCAACCCAATGAGTTTGGGCATCTTCACCATAGGCTCTATCAATTTTGACAAGGATGGAAACGCAACAATACCATTCAAGTCATTAGTAGACAATGTAAATCTTGACAACATTTGTGCTTTGGTGGATGAAGATTATATCCAGTTACGATTCCAAGCAATCATTGAACTCCCCGACAATAGCGAAGAAGGGGGTGCAGGAGAATGGGAAAATTAACTTACAAAGAATTGTCAAAACAAAAGTTTAAGGAACAACGTAATGTTGTGATTTCAGAAGCATTTGACAGAGACAACAATCCTCTTGGGTATTCCATTGCGGAACAGTTGATAACAGAAGAGGATGGAAAAGAAATCAAAGTGTTCCTTAAAGGAGGACTAGGCATTGTAGACGAAAAGGGTTTGTTACAGTTAAAAGAAGCAGTTGACAATGCTTGTATCAAGTTAGGATTGATTACCGTTTGCGATTGTGAATGTTGCGAAGGGGAAAAATAAAAAGAAAAAAGTTACAAAAACGTGTTGACACACAGAACAAGATGTGTTAAGATAAGAGTATCAAAGGAAGGGAAATAAAAATCCTTCTGGTGATAAACAAACAAAGAACAGCAAGAGAAGAAGGAAAGAACAAACAAGAGAAACAAAGAATTAAATTAAAAAGAAAAGGAGAAAAACAAAATGGCAAAAAATTGGATGGCGTATGAAGCCGCAGAAGCAATCATGGGTAACAACGTAGAGGAAATCGCAGAGGTAGGTAGCAGATACCCACTGTTCACAAGAACCGTATCAATGGCAAACAGCGAGTATGTTCTTGACCTTCTGAAAGCAATCCCGAAGGTAACGGCAAGAGTTGTGGAAACAGGTCTGAAAGACATTGATGATGTGGAAACAGAAGTGGAAGATGCAGAAGAGAAGGACGAAGCACCGAAGAAATCAGCAAAGAAGGAAACAAAGGCAACACAGAAACCGAAGTCAAAGAAATTCGCAGAGGAAGAGGACGAAGCAGACGAAGATGATTATGAGAACATGACATCAAAGGCGCTGTACAAACTGTGCTGTGACAGAGGTATTTCCTCACAGTGCAAGAAGCGTGACAAAGCATCCCTTATCGCAGTTCTGAAAGCGAATGACGGAACAGCAAATGAGGACGAGGACGATTGGGATGATGAGGACGAGGAAGAAACAGACCAGTATGCAGGAAAGTCTGCAAAAGAACTGTTTAAGATGTGTTCCGACAGAGGAATCAAAACAAAGCCGAAACAGTCCGCAGATGCTTATGTGAAACTTCTGAAAAAGGCAGACGAAGAAGAAGCCGAAACAGAGGATGAAGATGACGATTGGGAAATATAATCCGACATAACATAACAAAATAATGAAATGATAACAAAGGCAGGGAGGTAGGAACAATGCTCCTCTGCCTTTCTTTATGGATTGGAGGATTGAACATTGAAAACAGAGGACATCATCATGTTAGATTGCACGAAGGAAGGGAACAGAGAGTTAATAAACAAGTTCCTTTGGAAAGTAAAACCATGTGCTAAGATTCTGGAAAAGAACCATTACACAAGAACAGAGATAGCACCGATTGAATTATTGGAACAGGTGTTGCATGGGTTGTGTGAACGATACCCGTATAAATTACAACAGATATGGACATACAGCGAAGAAAAGAAATTCAAGTTTTACCACATGGGAATTATGTACACAATAGATACATATACATGGATTGGAGATGTAAAGGGGAAAACATTGTGGGAGTTAGTAGCAAAAGCGATTATCAAGATTTATGCGGATTTGAAGAAGGAGAAAACAGAACAATGAAACAAATAACATTCTATACAGACGGTGCTTGCAGTGGAAATCCAGGTGCTGGTGGTTGGGCGTATGTAGAAGTCATTCCATATAGTAATGGAATAAAAACAAATGTGGTAACAGGGAACAAGAAACAGACGACAAACAATGAGATGGAACTGACAGCAGTGTATATGGCGTTAGTAAAAGCCTTGAAGAACAAAACAAGACAGGTCACAGTATATTGCGACAGTGCTTATGTTGTGAACGCTATTACAAAAGGGTGGTTACAGAACTGGCATAACAATGGTTGGGTAACGAAAGAAGGGAAGCCTATAAAAAACAAACATATATGGGAAAAGATGTATTTGCTTGTATATGAAAAGAAGATGAACATAACAATGGTAAAGGTCAAAGGACACAGGGGAGACCCCTTAAATGAACTTGCAGACAAAAGTGCAGTAGAAGCAAAACAAAGAATCATGGAGGGGTAAGACAATGTTAATAGCAGAGAAGATATTGGAGAAAGATTTTCAAGGGAAAACAACAAAAGAAGCATATTTGAATTGTTGCAAATGGTTGTCTACAAATGTGATTGCTGTGAACAATTCAAAACATATTACATACAGAACAGAGAAGGTTGAAACAGATGATTGGAGCAGAATAGTAAGATTGACGTTATATGTAACAGCAGATGAAGAAGAAATATGCGAAAGGAATTGTAATATCTGTAAAGAAGTAACAGGCAGTTTCTTTATGACGCAAAACAAATATATGTGTGAGGTGTGCAAAGTGCCACCATACAGAAAAAGGTTAAAGGATAAGTTACACTTAATTAAAGAAGGATTGAAAGGAAAGATATTGTAATGAGGAAGAGCAGAGCAAAGAATATAGGAAGAAGAGGGAACAGCATATTGATTGTGTTGTTACAAACATTCGGGGAATTGTTAGCAACCTTTAAATATGGACTAATTGAAGAGTTAGACAAGGTTGCTGTGGTGTTACAGATATTTATACCGATTGTGATTGCTAGGACGGATTTAAGCACTCCTAAGATGTTGCTAGTGTCGTGTGTTCTGGTGGTATGTGTAAAGTACATTCGGGAAGTAGGGTACAAACTGAATCATGTAACAGAGAGAGGGTTTCCGATTCCATTACAGAGGTTTACGGACAGAGATGAGAATGGGTTTATCAGCATAAAGGAAGAAGAAACACAAGAAGCAATGCTTTACTTGTGTGATGTAGAGGATTATCTAAAAAGCAAAGGTTGGTTGTAGTATATGAGTTATGCACCATGCAAGGGATGCGGAAGAAGGACAGAAAAATGCCATGCAGAATGTGAGGAATACAGAAAGTTCCAAGAAGAAAATGAGAGGATAAAGGAAAACAGGAAGAAGGACACCATCAGTCGTTCTATCATATTCAGAGCAAAATATCACAGTTAAGTGTTGACAATCCAAACAAACTCTGTTATAATAGAATCAAAAGAAGGAGTTGTGCTTGGATTGGCGCAAATAAGTGGTAGCCTTAAATTGAAATGCCTACCAATAAAATAAATTATCACGTTGCCGCTGTGGTAGCCATATATTAGTCGTGGTACAAGAAAATGTGTAAGTATATCCGTTTGATGTAACCGAGAAACATCATGTAACTTGTAAACATATTGATTCATAAACTAAATATTGTGATTGATTCAAGCGGCAACGTGATTCACCAGACAGTAACAGACAAGGGCAACCTTGTCTTGTTGTGTATTTAGAGAACAAATAATAAAACAAAAGGAGGATAAAACAAAACATGGGAAGAAGGAAAGGAAGAGAGGTAAAAGAAGCAAGTGAGAATCTAATACCACTGAATGAGAGAACACCAGAAGAACGAAAACGGATAGCAATGATGGGAGTTGAAGCAAGGAAGAAGAAGAAAGAACAAAACATGGCGTTACAGAACTGTATGCGTCAGTTGTTGGAGATGAAAACAAACAGCGATAAAAAGAAACAGGTGTTGCGTTCCTTTGGGTTTACAGATGAAGAACTTACGAACCGTTCTTTGTTGATGGTTGCATTATTCCAGAAGGGATTGACAGGAGATGTTTCTGCAATCAGAGAAATTACAGACATGATGGATAAACTAGAAATGTTTGAAAACACAGGAAAAGTCACAAGCAACATCACAATCAATCTTGTTGCAAAAGGGGAAACATATCAGCCGAATGAACAGGATGAACAAGACATATGGGATGCAGAGAACAATACAGATTGGATGGAGGACAGCGAGGACGATGAAGATTGGGGAAATGACATCTATGAAGGATAGCGGCAGGAAAGCGTCTGCTGTGGATATTCTGGGAGATAATAACCCAGCCCTTAGAAGTATTCACCTTGAAGAAGAAAGCGGCTTAAAATCGAAAATAGAAGGTTACAGAAGGTTATCTGTTATGGAGTGGTTAGCAGAACATACAAAACAAGATGAATTATTTTGCAAGAACATATTTACAAACATACTGGAACATGATATAATTCAAGTATAAAAGGAGTTAGAATATGAGTAGAGCAGAAATCAGAAGGGAACAAAGAGAGAAGAAGAAAGAAAACAAAACATATACCTTAACAGCAAGGGAGTTGGAACAGTTAGAACAAAGAATCAGAAGGGAAGAACAGCAAAAGGCAAAACAGGTGATTCTGGATAAGACAAATGCTTTAGCAGAACAAATACTAACAATGATGTTGGTAATTCCAACAAATGTGTTGGTGTCTGATTATTGGCAGAAGTCAGCAAAGAAACGCATACCAAAGTTTGTAGATGATTGTATGAGCCTATATGAAGCTTTTACAAGTGGTGTGGTGAAAATGTCCGAAATGGTAGCACTGACAGAAGAATATGCAGGAATCAAGTTAGTGCAGGATGAACAGTTTTCCATGTTTGCAGAAAAGGTGGGAGAACATGAAAAGTAAATTATAGAAGGACATAGAAGCACTAATTGCATGGTTAAGGTTAAGGGAAGGAGAACAGGAGAATGATAAAACAGAAAGTGGAACAATATAACCTTGATGTGGTTGATTTGGGAAAGGAATTAGAAGCAGAGTTTGAAGCAGGGTGCAGTGTGGTTAGTATGATTTCTGTTACAGACAGATATGATATACCAATTAAAGGGTTATCACAGACACATACCGTATATGTTGTATATGAGTATGAAGAAACCATAAACTATCCTAAGATGTATTCTATTGATAGTGGTATTGCATTGTTGAAAAACAAAGATGTGAAGATTCACAGAACATTGATGTTTGAGCATGTAAAGGGTAGAAGGGATGAAGGCGTATATTACACCTATTTGCCGAATGAAAGAACAAAAGAGTACAAAGACATCATGGAGTATTGTTACTTGAATAACATAACATTGTTTGAGGTGAAAGCAAATGGCAACTGATGCAGAATTAAAACAAATACAGATAGATAAATATACAAGGAAGCAAGCAGAACAATAGAACATAACATATCATTTAGAACAAAGACAGAACAAAGAATATAGAAAGGGGATAGAACACATGGGAACAAAAGCAAGTGGTATCAAGGTAACATACAGAAATATCAGAGAGTTAAAACCATATAAGAAGAACGCAAAGAAACATCCGAAAGAACAGGTTGAAAGAATTATGAACAGTATTAAGCAGTTCGGGTTCTTTGAACACAGGGCAGTAGCAATTGACAAAGATAATTATGTGGTTGAAGGTCATGGAAGAATCCTTGCGGCAAAGAAAGCAGGATTGACACAAGTACCTACAATCTGTCTGGATGATATGACTGATGAACAAATCAAGGCTTGGAGATTGATTGAAAACAAAACAGCAGAATCAAGTTATGATGAAACATTGATTAATGAAGAAATCAATGAACTTCTGAAATCAGACATTGACATGGAAGTGTTTGGGTTTAGTATTGATGCATTGGAAGATGAAACAATAGAAGTTGAGCCAGATGTACCATTCACAGAGATACTGAATGAAGAGAACAATTACATTGTGTTGAAGTTCAATAACAAGATTGATTGGCTCAATGCTATGGGATTGTTTGGAATCGAGAAAGCAAAGGCGTATCCAACAAAGAAGGAAGGGAACAAGAAGTCATTCGGTATGCGAGCAGGAGTAGGAAGGGTGCTAGATGGACAGAAAGCGTTAGAAAGGGTGCAAGGTAATGAAGTATAAGGGAAAAGAAATCATTGTTGCTTGTCCGTCTTATAAACGGTATAAGGTGGAGACATTAAGTTATATTCCTTTCTGTAAAGTTTATGTTGCACCAGAAGAGTATGAAGCATATCTGGATTTCAACCCGAAACATACAGAAAACATTGTGAAGTGTCCGAAAGGTGTACAGGGAAATCTGTGCAGAGTAAGGAACTATATTCTTGACACAGAGTTTGAACATGGTGCAGATATTGTTCTATTGATAGATGATGATTTACGAGCAATCGAACACTTTGAAATGTCAGAAGATGGAACATACGCATATGAAAAAGTCAAAGTAAAATCAGATGAACTACTAGATTTTATATATAGATATTCTCTATTATGCTATGATTGGGGTTTTCGCTTTTGGGGATTGAATTGTAACAGCGATACAATGTCCTATCGGCAGTATTCTCCATTCAGCACCACGTCCTATATAGGTGGTCCGTTCCAGTGTTTCTTGAAGGGAAACGAATTAAGGTATGATGAAAGACTTCCGTTAAAAGAAGATTATGACATGACCTTACAGAACATGAATCTGTACAGAGGTGCATTGAGGTTAAACAAATACCATTATGTTTGTAGGCAGTCAGAACAAAAGGGCGGTTGTGCAATGTACCGTAACATGGAAAGGGAAAAAGAACAGTTTGAGTTGTTACGTAAGAAGTGGGGAAGTAACATTGTAAGGCTGGACACATCAAACAAAGGAAGGTCAAGAAAGAACAGAAAGTATATTGACTACAATCCGATTATCAAGATACCAATTAAGGGAATCTAAAGGGAAGGGGCAGAACATTGTTTCTGTCCTTTTTATTTTGTTTGAAAAAGTTTTATAAAACGTATTGATTTTTTGTTATATTGTGTTATAATATAATCATCAAAGGAAATAAGAAAACAATCAGAGAAGGAGAAACAAAGATGAAGAAAGAATTTATTAAAAACAATAATTTAACGGGAATGGTTAGAGAACTTGTAGAAGGCTTGGGAATGAATAGTGCAGATGCTATTGAATATGTTTATGATATGAAAACAATGAGCAATGAAGAATTTGTTAAAAAATATTTAAAATAATCATTGGCAAATAATAATAGAATATATGTTATTATATAAATGTGAAGGAGATAGAACAATGAATGATACGCAGAAGAACTATAATATATTGTTAGAAGCGATTGAAACAAATAACATTAGTGCAGAAGAGTTGTTGGACGCATTTACCAATTGGCATGGGTTACAGTTGATTGAAGATGATTTCATAGAGTTTCTAAAAGATGAAGGAATCATATAAAGCGTGTTGACAAAAACAATACATTGTGTTATGATGGAATCAAGTTAAAGGAAAACAAATAAGACTTGGCTGTTGCATTTGAGATTTGCTCTTGTGGGAATGGTTAAGCACTGAACAGGAAATGAAGGTGATACAGTGAAGGTGATAGACCTTGAAACAATTGAACCAAAGGAAGTCAGACAGAAGATACAGAACATTACAGATACAGTAAGCAGAGAATTGAGAATATACAGGGCGAGGGTTCGTGTGGAAGAAGGGGTAACAGAGAACAGATATATTCTGACATTTCACTTTGAAAACAATTACAATTATTCTAGGGTGTTTACCATGAATGAATTGCTTAATGATTTTGGATATTTCCAATGGCAGACAATTGGAAAAGAATTGATACAAGAAATAAAGAGACAGTTTCTTGTAGAAAAGCGATTGACATTCCGATAATGGTGTGTTAATATAAAAGAGTAAACAGAGTAAGTTCAGAAAGGAGAACAAAACATGAGTGAGAACAAAGGGAACAAATTAGTTGTAGACGACATTGAGGTTATCGTAAGAGGTATTGCGAACAAACCGTATTATGAGATTAAGTACAGAGAGGTTGGGAACGATGATTATAACATCGGTTTCGGTTCGTATGATTTAAACAATGTCCTCAAGTGGAAAGAAGAAGAATTTGAGGTTGTTTCCGAGAAAGAAACAAAGGAAGTAACAAATGAGAAAATTTTAGAACATCTGAAAGAAATAGAGATTGCACAAGGTAACATTGCAAATGGAATCAATGCACTGTTTAGTGTTATGAGCGAGAGAAAGGAGCAGTTAAAGTTAAGCAGTGGAGAAGTGGAAATGATTGAACATGGACAGATTGCACTCGCTTGCCTCACAGACCACATGGCTGATATTTCTGGAATGAATGAGAGATATGCGGCAGGGGTTCATGTAGTAGGAAAAGAAGATGTTGAAGGTTTTCTTGATTTTCTGAAAGAAATTTTAAGTTAAGCCTTGACGAACAATAATTGAATATGGTATAATAGGATAAACAAAACAGATAAGGTTCGGCGTACATTAGATTGTGTACATTTGCCACTTATCTGTTTTGTGCATATTAAAACAAAGGAGCAAACAAACATGGATGTGAACATTGAAGTGTCAAACAGATTTGCTTCTTTTCTAACCGATTGGGATTATGAACAATACCTGTTATTGGGCGGGTATGGTAGCGGAAAGAGTTACCATGTAGCATTGAAGATTATACTAAAACTTCTGGAAGAAAAACGAACAGCATTGGTGGTAAGACAAGTGCGTGAAACAATCAAAGAATCTTGTTTCGCATTGTTTAAAGAAATCCTTGAAAAGATGGGGTTGTTATCAGATGAAGCGGTGAGGAACAATCACAGACCAAAAGGGGACAAAGTGGTTGCGATTTCTAGTCCTTTGGAAATCCGTTTTCCGAATGGTTCAAGAATCATATTCCGAGGAATGGATAATACGGAGAAAATCAAGTCCATTCATGGCGTCAGCATTGTTTGGATGGAAGAGTGTAGTGAAATCCGTTATGAAGCATATACCGAGTTGCTAGGGCGTATCAGAGAGCCTAAAGTGACATTGCATTTTATCTTAACAACAAACCCTGTCGGCAAGGAAAATTGGGTATACAATACCTTTTTTGTGCATACAGATGATAAGGGAAGAGAGAGAACAATACAAAGTCCAGAAGAGTTTTACAAACGTAGAACATTGGTGAACAAAAAGAATGGTGTTTATTATCATCACAGCCTACCAGATGATAATCCATTCCTTCCTGTTTCGTACATTCGCCGTCTGGATGGATTGAAGAGAACAGACAAACAATTGTGGGTTGTTGCAAGATGGGGAAGGTTTGGAGCGAATGGAACAAGGGTACTTCCGAATTTTGTTGTTGCGAAGGACAGCAGAGAGTTCAAACGGAAAGTGAACAATATTTCTGCACAATTTCACTTCTTCGGACTTGACTTTGGTTTTGAAGAGAGTTACAATGCGCTTATCAGTTGTTGTGTTGATGATGCAAACAAGATATTATATATTTATGATGAAGTGTACATGAATCAGATAACAGATGATAGATTCTCACAGAGACAAGATGTTCGTGCAGTAGCAGAGAGAGCAGGAAGGTGCGAGAAACCAATTTGTGCAGATTCAGCAGAACCTAAAACAATTCAGTTTTATAGACAGCAAGGGTACAACATGTATGGAGCGAAAAAGTACATTGGAAGTCGTTTACAGAACACAAAGAAGATGAAACGATTTAACAAGATAGTTTGTTCCCCTAGATGTAAGAACACAATCCGAGAGTTGAAAGACCTTACATATAAGAGGGACTCAAGGGGCAATGCAATTTATGATGAATTTAACATTGACCCACATACATTTTCTGCATTGTGGTATGCGCTGGACACATATACCGTTGCAGATGTGAAGGAGATTAAGACAAACAGTAAGGCAGGATAATGTTTCATGTGAAACGTGGAAAGGAGAACAGAGAGAGAATGAACACATTGAGAAGTAAAACAAAACAAGTAAAAGACATCAGAGATTTACAGAAACAGAGTTTTGAGAAATCAACAGATGATTACATGGTGGGGTTGTATAATGGGTTAGAGATGGCAACAGCGATTCTGGAAGGAAGAGAGCCTGTATTTGTCTCTAAATTGAATGAAACACAAGTAATTGATAAAACAGACGAGGAAGAAGAAAAAACAGGAAGAACGGTGTTTAGCGGTGTTAGAAAGGTAGGCGTTAATCATGAGAGTGCTTAAATTTCATGTTAGAGGAACAAATGTCGAGGAAGATTCTAATTGTGATTTTGATAACATCGTAAGAGGCTCACACAATTGGCTACAATTAGAATTTGATTTTGACAAAGAATGGAACAAGACAAACCGTGTTATCTCATTAAAGAATCTTGATGGAGAGGAAAGAAATATAATTCTGCAAAACAAAGTTGTATTACCAGAAGAAGTAACAAAAGATAGTGTTTTTACTTTTGTATTATATGGGAAAGATGGCGATAGAAAGATACAAACAAATAGAATGACTATAAATCAAACATAGGAGATATAGATAGTGCAAATTAAAGATGAACAGATACAAGAATAAAAGAAAGATATATTGGAGGGTTGATAAATGAGCTTAAACATTTTGGAAATTGAACAAGGTAGCATAAGAATAACAGATAGAGATGGAACAAAAGTGCAATTACAATGTCTTAAAGAAGATATAGATAAACTACCATTGAAAGGAATTTCAAGCGGCAGTAGTTGTTTCGTTTTAGATGCGCTTGAAATGGAAAACAATTTTTATATGTTCAACAAACCGAGAAAACAAGATGGTAAATGGTATGCAATATAGGAGGTGAGTAAATGACAGCAGAACAAGTATATGCAATGCTTAAAAAGCGTATAAACTCTAATGGAGTGTCACAAGAAAAAATTGATGAAGCAGTAGAATCATATTTAGAAAGAAATCCGATAATATTAGAACAAATAGATGAACTAAAGGAAGATTTAGTTGATTGTTTAAAAGGCACGGGAATTGAAGTAAATAACAAAACAACTAAACCATTTACTGATTTTAATGATGTAAAAACTAACAGTGTTTATTCCGTGGCTGTTAAAGACCTCTTGAATATGCCTGTTCAAAAGATAGGTGTTCTAATTACAATAGGGTATAAAACAGATTCAAACTTTGGATGCACTCAATGGTACATTGTCGATGGAGATGTGTATGTTCGTTTCCTGAATGGCACATGGGGAGCATGGGAAAAGTTATATAATGCTAAGAATAAAGACAGTGACTTTGTATCAAACTTCAATTATATGTTTCCAAATGCGTTTGATGAAAAAGTATCAAGCACTGGGATATTAAAAGGAAGAATAAATACTGTTAAGCCATCTGATAGTTTTGACTTTGATGAATTAAAAGAAAGTGTTTGTGTTTACAACGAAGATAAAAATGCAAATGGGCTTCCTGAAAATGATTTTGGTACAATGATTTGTTTTGCGAATAAAGGCAATCAAACTTATGGTGTTTTTCAGGTCTATAGCACATATTACACACATAGAACCTATATCAGATATAGAACAGGTACATGGAATGAGTGGAAAGAAATCGTAACAAAAGATTATTTTGATAATAATTTTGACGCATTTCCTTTTACTTGTTTTGGTGTAATTGGTGATAGTTTGGCAAGCGGTTGTTCGAATTATCAAAACAGTCAGGGGACATGGAAAGGAAAAGATATTCCCAAATTTAGTTGGGGAAAGTACATAGAACGAAAGTATGGTGTTGAATGTACACTATTTACAAAAGGCGGTGCTACAACAAGAAGCTGGCTAAATGGAGAATGGGGAAAATCATTACTTGAAAGTAGTGAACCTTTAGAAATGTATTACATCGGTTTAGGTAACAACGATTATTATTCTTTAGGTGCTTCATATCTTGGCTCTGCATCTGATATTCATATCGGAAATGAAGAGCAAAATGCAGATACTTATTATGGAAATTACAGTAAAATCATCGCAGCAATTAAATCAAAATCACCAAGAGCAAAAGTTTTTTGTTTTACAGAACCTAATAAAAACAAAGATGCTGCTTGTCATTTGTTCAACGAAGCTGTGAGAAATATTATTGAAATGTATGATAATGTATTTCTTTTTGACTTAGAATATAATAAAAAGTATATGACAAATGGGATATTCAAAAGTTTTGAATATGAAAGCCATTATGTATCACCTGGTTATAAGTTAATGGCAGAATTTATATATAAAATGACAAGCGATTATATATTAAATAATCCGAATAATTTTATGGATATTCAATGGATTACTGAAAACCACGACTAATTAACTAAAGCAGACTTTAGTTAACTAAATGATATGGAATTTCATAGGAATAAAATATGAATATAACAGAATTGTATTGGAGGTGTAACAATGTGACAACTGAGGAAATGATTGGTATAGTTGTTTTAGGCTTAAGCTCATTAATCGGTATATTTACAGCATTATATAGACCATTAAACGAGAATACAAAAGCAATGACAAAGCTTACCATGAACATTGAACAGCTTGCAAAAAGAATTGAAGAACAGAACAAAAGAATTGAAGAACAGGAACGAGAATTAAACAATTACAAAGACCATATGAGAGAAAGTCAAAAAAGACAATGGGAAGTGTTAGAAAAACATGATAAGGAGATTATGGAAACAAACCATAATCTTGAACTATGCAAACAACAGAATCAAAAAGGAGGAAATAAAGATGTTTAAAAATTGTGTATTTAAACCAGATGTGAATACAATCAAGTGGTGTAAAGCCGCAGGAATTAGAGCCGTTAAAACAATGGCACAGACAGCAATTGCATTGATTGGAACTAATGCATTAATTAGTGCAGTGGATTGGAAAGTTGTTGCAAGTGGTGTAGCAATGTCTGGAATTGTTTCAACCCTTACAAGTATTGCTGGCATTCCAGAAGTAAAAGCAGAAGAGTAAAATAAACAAAAGGAGGAAGAAAACAAATGGCACATTTATATGTGATTGCAGGACATGGTGCAGGAGATTCTGGTGCAGTTGGGAATGGATATACCGAAGCAGAAAGGGTTCGTGCATTGGCAAGCAAAATCAAACAGTTGGGTGGAGACAATGTTACACTTGGGGATATGAACAGAAATTATTATGCGGACAAGGGTATTAGTTCTTTGAATATTCCGAAAGATTGGTGCATCATTGAGCTACACATGGATAGTGCTTCTGCAAGCACTAGGGGCGGTCATGTGATTATCAATGGAACATTTAACCCAGATTCTTATGACCTTGCGTTGGCTAGTTTTATTGGTGCAATGTTCCCTGGAAGGGCAAACAGGATTGTTGGAAGAAACGACCTTGCAAACCCGAAAAGGGCGGCGGCAAAGGGATATAATTACAGATTAGTTGAGTTTGGTTTTATTTCCAATGCAACGGATGTATCAATCTTTAATAGTAATCTGGATGCGATTGCGAGGGGTGTTCTGTCATGTTTCGGAATCAACACGAACACAGCAAAATGGGTATTCGACAATGTTGGTTGGTGGTATCAGAGAGCAGACGGAAGTTATCCGAAGTCACAGTGGCTTCTGTTGGATTGCTATTACTATTTCAATGACAAAGGATATGCACTTGCAAATGAGTGGTTAAGCTATGGCGGCAATTGGTATTGGTTGAAAGATGATTGCAGGATGGCAACAGGATGGCAGTATATTGAAAAACATTGGTATTATCTGAATCCGACAGGGACAAAGAACAAACCAGTTGGTGCAATGTTGGATGGATGGCAGTTCATTGATGGACAATGGTACTATCTTAGAACAAAAGCAGATGGAGAACATCCGCATGGTTCGATGGTTGAAGGTTCTGTTACAGTTGGAGAACATGACTATTATTGCAGAGAAGCAGGAACAGACAAGAACTATCCGACAGGCAGTATGTTGATGGGATGGAGAAAGGTAACAGAGACAGCAGAAGATGGAACAAAGAAAACAAAATGGTTCTGGTATAACAAAGATAGTAATTGTCAGCCTATCGGAAGTATGTTAAAGAATCATTGGCTTACAACATCAAATGGCAAAAAGTATTATTTAAAAGATGATGGTGTTATGGCTTGTGATGAAACAATGACAATCAGCGGAAAAGAATACACATTCGATGCAAGCGGAGCATTGGTATAAGGGAATGGCGGCAACAAAGCCGCCTTTTCTTGTTGACAGTACAAAAATGTTATGTTAGAATAAAAGAAAAAGAAAGGAGGGAGAACCTTTGGCAGAGAAGAAACAGTACAATGTTGAAGTAACAAGAGCGTTGGCAAGTTTCCCATATTTTGTGTTAAAGAATGAAGTTACAACAGGTTATAATCTGTATACCAAAGAGTTGTTGGAAATCAAACAAAATTATCTGGATTACAAAAAGGGTGCAGAGTTCTACACAGAGGGTAGTAGTGGAGATTATCAACCATCAAACATTCGGTTCAAGATTGCGAAAACATTGATTGACAAAGAAGCGAGATTTATGTTTTCACAGACACCAGATGTAACAATACAATCTGTTGATACAAACGAAGAACAGATGAAACAGGTGGAACAGTACCAGACATTGATTGACAAAGTTTTGAAGGACAAAAAGAACAATTTTTCAAGGACATTGTTACAGAGCGCAAAAGATTGTTTTATCGGGAAGCGTGTTGCTTGTCTTGTGGATTTTTCCGAAGAGGATGGCATACAGACACATTTCTATAACAGTTTACAGTTTTATTATGAAACAGAGTATGGCTCTGACAGGTTGACGAAGTTTGTCAGTTTTGAGAATGTGAATCAAACAAAATCAACACAGCAGAGGTTATACCTTGTAAACAGGTATGAGGAAAGGGATGGAACAATCTATATGAGTTCTATCCTTTATAATGGAACTGGAAAGGAACAGGAACAGGTTATACCAGAACAGGAAATTGAGTTAGATTACATTCCTGCGGTTGTGATTATCAATGATGGAACATTAGAGGACAAAAGAGGTGTTTCGGAGATTGAGAGCCTTACAGAGTATGAATCTGGTTACAGTAGATTAGGGAATGGAGACATTGACAGTGAGCGTAAGGGAATGAACCCAATCCGTTATACTGTGGATATGAACTCACAGACAACAAAGAATCTTAGTTCTGGTGCTGGTGCTTATTGGGATTTGAAATCAGAACAAAACCAGAACAATGTTTCGCCACAGGTGGGAACACTAGCACCGAGTATGAATCATACAGAACCAGTGAAGGTTACGCTTGACCGATTGAAAACAACCATGTACAATGAAATTGATATGCCAAACATATCAGAAGAAACAATGGCAGGAACAATTACAAGTGGAAAGGCATTGAAAGCGTTATATTATCCGTTACAGGTTCGGTGTGATGAAAAATTAAAGGTGTGGAAACCTGCGATAGAGTTTATTGCAGAAGCAATCATTGACCTTGCTGTGTTGAACAAAGCAGAAGTAATTTCCATGTATGTTCTTACAAGTCTGGATGAAGTACAGTACAACATTGAAGTGATGGAGAATTATGCACTTGCAGAAGATGAAGAAGAAGAGAAGAACTCAGACCTTGCGGAGATTGCGGCAAATGCACGAAGCAGGAAGTCTTACATTAAGAAGTGGAGACGGTCAGAGTTCAAAACAGATGCACAGATTGATGATGAATTGATGCAGATAGCAATTGAAAACAATATGTTTGATTCTATGAGTATGAACACACAAGTACAGACAGAATTGAACAGACGTGGAGTGTCTGAAAAGGTTGACGACAATCTGGAAGTGATTGACACACAGAAAACATTGGAAGAAACACAAGCAATTGAAGAATAGTTGTTGACATTCTTTGAAGATGTGGTATAATTGAAGTATAAAAAAACAAGGCGGTGAAGTATGGCGAAACAAAAGTTCAGTTTGAAAAATGCAGAACAGGTCAGACAAACAACCACCATGTCACAACAGAAAGAAATCAAAAGGTTATATGAACAGTTATACCAAGATGTGACAAGGAAGGTTGGACAATTAGGAAACAACAATTTACAGAAACAAAACTTGATATTGTTACAGCGTGACATCAAGAATAGGATTGCACAGTTGAACAGTGACATACAGAATGGAATCATCCGAGATATGCGGATAGTTTCCAATGAGGTTGTGGAAGATACAAGAACATTTCTAAAGCAATGCGGTTTTCGTGATGAAGATATACACAATGCGTTTAGTTATGTTCCAGACCAGATTATCAGAAACATTACAAGCGGAAATGTATATCAAGATGGGTGGACATTAAGCGGAGCAATATGGGGATATAACAAAAGAACACAGGAAGATTTGAGTAAGATTATATCCATCGGAACAGTACAAGGGAAGTCAGCAATTGAGATAGCGAAAGAGTTAGAGCAATATGTTGACCCTAGTGTTAGGAAAACTGCTAAAACAATTCATTCATGGAGATATGACAAAGCAGGGAACAAAATAAAAGACAGTGTATACTTTGGAAAGATTGATTACAATGCGTTACGTTTGGCAAGAACATTGATAAGTCATGTGTACCAACAAAGTTTTGAGAATGTAAACAGGAATGACCCTTTTGTTGTTGGGTATCGGTGGCTGACTTCCAATTTTCATGGAAGGGTGTGCGAGATATGCAGAGCAAGGGCAGAAACAGACCAGTTCGGTTTAGGTGTGGGAGTGTTCCCAAAAGACCAATTACCGTTAGACCATCCGAATGGGATGTGTACATTTGAAGCAGTGATACCAGATAGCATGACAGATATAGCGAGAAAGATTGGACAATGGTATCAAGCACCAATAGGAACATATCCAGACATAGACAGATATGCGTTGGATTTTGTTGCATAACAAAGAAAGAGAGAGCAGAAAGGAGAACAAACAGGTGAAAGTCCAGAGAGTTTGCAGAAAGTGTGGAGAAGTCAATGAGATTGATTCTAGCAATTTGATTCGTGCAGATGTGTATGATGAAGAAGGAACATACTATAAAATCATGTATTGTGATTGCAAGCGTTGTGGAGAGCGTGACGTGGTGCAGATTGACAACACAGAGACATTAGGAATGTTCCGAAAGTTGAAGGATTTGACAATCAAGGTTGCGAGAAAGAATGTGAAGGGCGAAACAGTTAGTCCGAGGGATGTTCGCAAAAAAGACAAGTGGATGAAGGACTTACGAAAGAAAAGGGAAGATTTGAATGAACTGTGTAGCGGCAAAAAATTATTTGATGAAAATAAAAAAGTTGTGGTTGAACAGTTGACATTCCCAAAGGTTGGTGATATAATTGAAAGTAACTTGTGATAGATGTCATAAGGAATTTGACAATATATTGAAGGAGAAGGAAAAACAGATTGATGGACAGTGTATCATTAGAACGTATCTGGAATGTCCGCATTGTGGAGAACAGTACGATGTTTGTTATGATAGTCAGTCCACGTTGGTTTTAAAGAAACAAATTCGCAGACACACAGCAATGTTGGGAACAATCAGAGATGAACACCAATACAGGAGAAAGTTGAAAGACATCGAGAAGAAACAAAAACGGTTAGAAAGAGAAATGAAAATCTTGCAGACAAAGTATTGCAAATATTTTGAAGAAAAGGAGAATTGAACATGGCAGAAGAAGTAAAGGGAACAGGAACAGAAGGACAGCAGGGAACAGAAGAAACACAGAATCAGCAGACACAGCAGAGTACAAAACAGCAGACAACGGAAACACAGAAGCAGGGAACAGAGCAGAAAGTCGATGTTGAAAAAGTGAAAAGCGAAGCGTTGTCTGGATTTCTGAAAGACCTCGGAGTTGAGGACGCAGATGCTTTGAAAGGGATTGTAACAAAACACAAGAAAACGGAAGAAGCAAACAAAACAGAGTTACAGAAGAAGGAAGATGCTCTGACAGAGACAACAAAGGAACTTGCAAGAGAACGTGAGGGAAGAATCCTTGCAGAAGCAAAGTTGTCAGCAGTTCAGTTAGGAGCAAAACCAGAGTTGGTAGACGACCTTGTGGTTGTTGCAAAAGCAAAGGTAACAAAGGAAAAGGACATCAATGCTGTAATTGCAGAAATCAAAGACAGCACATCTGGAAAGGTGTATTTTAAGTCCGATGAAGAAGAGGAAGAAGAAGCAGGAAAGAATAAAACAAAAGGAAAGACAGTTACCAGAGCAAGGGTAACAAAACCTTCTGAAAAGTCCAAAGAAAAGGTAGATGAAGAAGGAAAGGGAGAAGAACATAAAGGCTCTATGGCTGAACGTCTGTTGGTAGGACGGAAGGAAAAGAAAAGCCATTATTTCAAATAGGAGGAAAAACAAATGTTGAATAACACAGGTATTAAGAAAGAGACATATGGCTCTGGAAAACAGATTCTTTTTGCTGTGGAACACCAAGTTTCAATGGGAATCGTTGTTGACAAGAGTGTAGGAGTAGCAGAGGGAACAAAGAAGATTGCAAAGGCAGGAACACCGCTTACTGGAAATCTTGATGCAAGAGGAACAGCGTTTACAGCGGCTACAACTTCAACGGATTCAAATGCAGTAGGAATTTTGTTACATGACGTTGATGTTACTGTGGATGATAACAACGGAGCAATTCTTCTGTTTGGTTTCGTGAACACAAACATGATTGATAGTACAACAAAAGCGAAGATTACCGCAGATGTAAAAAAGGCATTGCCTATGATTATGTTTGCGGCTTGCTAAAACAAAGAAAGGGGAAACAAAACAATGAGTATTTATGATTTAATTATCAGTGAAGAGATTGTTGCGTATTGGGAACTGCTTACACAGGAGAGAGAGCCATACATGGGTGAAGAGTTGTTTCCAGACGACAAGAAGTTAGGACTTGACCTTAAATGGTTAAAGGGTTCAAATGGACTTCCTGTTGTTCTGAAAGCGTCTGCATTTGATGTTGCGGCTATTCCTCGTCCGAGAATCGGTTTCGAGAAGTTAAGCGCACAGATGCCGTTTTTTAAGGAATCAAAGTATATTGATGAAGAGTTAAGGCAGGAACTTAACAAGGTTATCGAGAGTAACAATCAAGCGTACATTGATGCAGTAGTAAACAGAATCTTCAATGATGAAATGGATTTGTTAGAGGGTGCGGCGGCGCAGAGAGAGCGTATGCGTATGATGGCACTTACGACGGGAACAATTGTTATGGAAGGAAATGGACAGGTATATGAGTATGATTACCAGATGCCAGAGAACCACAAAACAACTGTAACAAAGTCATGGAGTGACCCGACAGCAACAATCATGGAGGATATTCGGAAAGGAATCCAGCAGATTGTTGATGATACAGGAGTAACACCAGAGAGAGCAACATGTTCTTCCAAAGTGTTTGGATACTTCCGTATTAACAATGAGATTAAGGCATCCATCATGGTGCTTACAGATGGTGCAGGGTTTATCTCTGATGCAAAAATCAAACAGTACATTGCGGACGAACTTAGTTTACAGATTGTTGTGAATGACAAGCGTTACAAAGATGAAACAGGAACAGCGCAGAGATATGTTGCAGACGATGTGTTTGTTATGTTCCCGTCTGGACAGTTAGGAAACACATGGTTCGGAACAACACCAGAAGAGTCTGACCTTATGACAGGAAGTGTTGCAAATGTAACAATCACAGACACAGGTGTAGCGGTAACAACCATTCAGAAAGCAGACCCCGTAACAGTTGAAACAAAGGTAACTATGATTTGTCTGCCAGACTTCCCAACAGCAGACCAAGTTTATATTCTGGATGTAATTGAGTAAGGGAGGAAAGTAACATGGCAATGGTAACAGCAAAAAGAGGACAGCATGTTGTGAAGGTGAGCAAACATTCTTATGAAACATTGTTCCGTAACAAAGGGTACAGGATTGTTGGAGAGGAAGAAGCGAAACCAGAAACAGACATGATTGACACAGGAGAGTTTGAGGAAGAAGCGGAAGAAGCGGAAGAAGTACATGAGGTTGAAACAATTCCGATTTCAGAGATGAACAAAGAACAGTTAGCAGAGTATGCGAAAGAACATAACATTGACACATCTGGTGCAAGAAATGTTCGTGAAGCGAGACAAATTATCCAGAAAGCAATCAGAGAAGCAAAGATGTAAGCAGATGGGAAGTGAACAGATTGGATGATAACAAAAAGTTAGAACAACTGAAATTCAATCTAAGGGAAAAACAGATTCCTTATTTTGAAGATTCGGAACTACAAGCATTGTTAGACAACAATGGTGGAGATGTGAACAAAGCGAGTTATGAAGGTCTGATTATAAAGGCTGAAACAACAGGTTTGAGTGTTAGCGGATTGACTACACAGGACAGTTCCAGTTATTTCAAGATGTTGGCTTCCCGATATGTTTCTACGAACAGTGGGGTGCTGACATAATGAATGAAGCAAGAATGAAGATGGAACTCCACAAGGTTTTGAGAGAGATACAAATACATGGAACAGAGTATACATTCTTACGAAAGAGCGTAGATGGATATGGAGAACCTACAAAAGAAGAACCAAAACAAGTCGTAAAGGTTCAAGGGTTGTTCCATGTATTAAAGGGGTACATTACACAGAACATACAGGATGGAACAAAGACACACAGCAAAGGACAGCCAATGCTGATAGTAGCGTATGAGAACACAGGAGAGATACAGACGGATGATTTTTTCATCATAAATGGAAACACATACAAAGTTGTGGAGAAGAACAACATACAGGAATATAACATAGTAACAGACATTTCATTGGAGTTGGTTTTAAATGGCAGGAATTAAGATTGATGCTTCAAAGTTGTTGGCAAATCTGGAAAATGCCGAAACAAAATCACAGGTTGCAATTCGTATGTTTGCACAGGAAGGTGCAAAGAAGTTTGAGAACTATGCAAAAACACACAGACCTTGGACAGACAGAACAGGACATGCGAGACAGCGATTGACAGGATGGGTGGAAGTGTTAGCAAACAAAGTACGAATCCATATCGGACATGGCGTTGATTATGGTATATACTTAGAGTTGTGCCATGAAAAGAGGTTCGCAATCTTACAGCCAACAGTAAACGCTTTGTCCAAAGAAGTGCTAGAAGGGTATGAGGAATTAATGAGGTACATGAAACCATGAGCAGTATTTTAAAAACAGTTTATGATGTGCTAAAGAAAGATGGAAAAACAGATGTATTCTTCCCTTCACAGCACAAAGGGGAGTGTTTGAAAGAATACATTGTTGTAAAGTCAGATGGAACAATCGAAGAAACAACAGTGTCAAGTGAAAGACCAGTCTATACATTGTTATGTTATGTTCCACAAGATGAATACAGCAGATTGGAAACCTTTGTTGCGGAAACAAAACAAAAAATGAAAGAAGTGTTCCCCCTTGTAATGTACATCGGAAATGAAACACCAAGTTTCTATGATGATATTGTAAAGGCTCACATGATAAGTTTCCAATATCAAGGGTGCAGAAAAATAGAAAATTGGTAAGGAGGTAGAACAAATGCCTAGAACAAAAAAGAGAGCGGTCGGGATTCCTACCATTGATGTTTCGCTTGTTGTTGTAAGAACAGGAACAGAAGAAAATGGGTTAGAAATCGCAGTTGACACAGCGAACAAAATTGGAGTAGAACCGCAGACAGAAACAACGGACGCTGTAAAGTTGGTAAAACTCGGCAGATTGTTAGCACAGAAGCCATCAGAGACAACAATTACAGGACATCAGATTACATTGACAGACAATGTATTTATTCCAGAACTCGTTCAGATTTTTCAAGGTGGGACAATCGAAGGAGAAGGAGATACACTTGTTTACAAACCGCCAGTTGCAGGAAGTGCAGAGAAAGGGCAAGTATTTGAACTTGACGCATATTCAGCAGAGTATGATGCAAGTGGACAGATTGTGAAGTACGAAAAGATTACATACCCGAATTGTCAAGGAACGCCAATCACGATTAACACAGAAGATGGTGTTTTCAGACTTCCAGAGTATGTTATCAATTCAGCACCGAAAACAGGAGAAGCACCGTATACGATTAGTTATGTGAAAGTGTTACCGTCTTTTCCTAGTTCCTCTTCCGTAAATACCGCAAGTGTTATGGCGTTGTCAGACAGTGAAGGGGATAGCGGAACTGCTCTTATGAGTGGGGATGCAGAAACAGGTCTGACGAAGAGTGAGAGTACAACAGAAATCGAAACAAAGTAGAACAAAGAGTAAAAGGAGAATAAGAACATGGCAGGAACAAAAACGAAAAAAGAAACAGTAGCAACCGTAACATCAATTGAGGAATTGAAACAGTATTCTAATGGAACATTGGTAGAACTTCCTTGTTTTGCAGAAGGTCAGCATTTTGTTGCGAGATTGAAAAGACCTTCCCTTCTTGGAATGGTGAAACAAGGAAAGATACCAAACACATTGCTTGTTCGTGCAAATGAGTTGTTTGTACAGGATGGAACAGGGTTTGACCCCGATGAAGAAAACATGATGGCACAAATGTTTGATGTGTTAGAGTTGATGGCGCAGGAAACATTTGTAGAACCTACATATTCAGAAATCAAAGATGCAGGAATCGAGTTGACGGACGAACAGATGATGTTCATTTTCAACTATGCACAGCAGGGGGTAAAGGCATTAGAATCCTTTCGTACAGAGTAGGAAAATAGAGAGCGTCCTCGCTATGTCAAAGCAGTATGGCTGTCTGCCTAGTGTTATTCTAGGGATAGAGGATAGTTATACTGCTTTTTGTTTTAATGAAGCATGTTGTGAGATTCTAGCGAGGTTGCAGAACGATGAAAAACCTTATTACATAGAACAGAGAGAACAAGCGGAAGAACCAAAACATTACAGTAATTTCAAAGATTTTTACAAAGCGTATGGAGGGTAAACATGGCAGTTAATATGGGAACTGCTATTGCATACCTTGAACTCGATACCTCAAAGTTTTCAAAGGGGTTTGTTTCCGCTTATAATGATTTAAAGGTATTCGGGGACAAGTCAGCAACAGCAGAACAAAAGTTGAACGGTTTGTCGAGTGCCTTTAAAACAACAGGAGGTTTGTTGTCGAAGAATGTAACATTACCGATTGTTGGAGTTGGTGCGGCGGCAGTAAAAACAGCAACAGACTTTGAAGCAGGGATGTCAGAGGTCAAGGCGATTTCTGGTGCTACTGGTTCAGAGTTTGATGCGTTAAGAGACAAAGCGATTGAGATGGGTGCTAAAACAAAGTTCTCTGCAAGTGATTCAGCAGACGCATTTAAGTACATGGCTATGGCTGGTTGGGATGCGTCACAAATGATGGATGGTATTGCAGGAATCATGGATTTAGCGGCGGCATCTGGTGAGGATTTGGCAACAACATCTGATATTGTTACAGACGCATTAACAGCGTTTGGTTTACAGGCAAGTGATTCAGCGCATTTTGCAGATGTTCTTGCACAAGCAAGTTCCAAGTCAAACACAAATGTTGGTTTGATGGGGGAAACATTCAAGTATGTTGCGCCAGTAGCAGGGGCGTTAGGTTACAGCATAGAGGACACAGCGGTTGCTATTGGATTGATGGCAAACAGTGGAATCAAGGGAAGTCAAGCAGGAACAGCGTTACGTTCTACCATAACAAGGCTAGCAAAACCTGTTGGAGAAGCGAAGGACGCAGTAGAAGAACTTGAAATCAGTATAACAAATGCAGATGGAACAATGAAACCGTTGAGCCAAACAATGGTGGAGTTGCGAGAGAAGTTTGCAGGATTGACAGAAGAACAAAAAGCGCAGTATGCGGCTATGTTGGCAGGACAAGAGGGAATGTCTGGATTGTTGGCAATCGTCAATGCTTCGGATGAAGATTTCCAGAAATTAACAGACGAGATAAACAATGCGAATGGTGCGGCAGAGGACATGGCATCTGTTATGATGGATAACACAGCAGGTGCAGTAGAACAATTAAAAGGTGCGTTAGAATCAGCAGGGATTCTGATAGGAGAGAAACTTACACCATATATCAGACAATTGGCAGAATGGATAACAGGACTTGTGGAGAAGTTCAACAGTTTGTCGGAAGAAGAACAAGACCAGATTGTTAAGTTTGGATTGATATTTGCGGCAATCGGTCCAGTGTTGTTGATTCTTGCAAAAGTGATTTCAGTTGTTTCAACAGTAGTAAAAGCATATAAGTTGTTCGGAACAACAATGACAACAGTTAAAGAAAGTATTGATTTGGTAAAAGTAGGATATGCTGGACTTGCTACACAGATGGGTGGAATCCCAAAACTTGTTGCAGGAATCTCAACAGGGTTTGGTGGAATGTTAGCACCGATAGCGGCAGTAATAGCGGTTGTTGCTGTTCTGGTCGGAGCATTTGTTACGTTGTGGAAAACAAATGAAGAGTTCAGAGACAACATGGTTGGAATCTGGAACAGCATCAAGGAATCTATCAACAACTTCTTTGATGGAGTTATAGAGAGAATCAATGCGCTTGGTTTTGATTTTGAGAACATAACGGAAGTAATTAAAACAGTGTGGTTTGCTTTATGTGATGTTCTTGCTCCTGTGTTTGAAGGTGCTTTTAACACAATCGCAATTGCTTTAGATGGGGTATTCAACCAGATATTGTCTGTGATGGACATTTTCATTGGATTGTTTACAGGAAATTGGGAACAGTTAGGGGAAGGAGTAAAAGGGGTTGTTTCTGGAATCGTTGAAACATTCGCAAACCTCGGAAGTAACATCCTCGGTGTGATTGGAGACATTGGAGCAGAGATATTGAACAAACTTGGATTTGAAAAGGCGGCAGAAGGATTCCAGAACTTTTTCGATACATTGTCTGATTTGTTCGGGCAGATACCAGAATTATTATCCAGTGCAATTGACACAATTGTTTCGTTCTTTACTGAAACAATACCAAACACATTTAACAGCGCAATTGAAGCGGTACAAGGGTTTGTTGATAAAATCATGGAGTTCTTTACCGTAACAGTTCCAGAAGCATTTAGTACATTTGTAAATGAGACAATACCAAACGCAATCAATAGTATTGTGCAGTGGTTTGAACAATTACCATACATGATAGGGTATGCAATCGGAGAATTGATTGGCTACTTCTATTTGTTTGCAACAAATCTGTGGACATGGATAACAACGGAATTGCCTTTGATTATAGAAGGTATTATACAATGGTTTGCACAGTTGCCTAGCAGGATTTGGGAATGGCTGACAGGAGTGGTAACAAATGTTATCAATTGGGGCGTTGAGATGTATAACAATGCTGTGTTGGCGGCTTCAAACTTCGTAAATGGCGTAATAGAATGGATTTCACAGTTACCTAGTAGAATATGGGCGTGGCTCATTTCTACGGTGTCCAATGTGATTTCATGGGGTGCTAACATGGTTTCACAGGCAAGGTCGGTAGCAACAAACTTTGTGAACAGTTTTATCAGTTTTATTACAAGTCTACCTAGTAAGGTTTGGGGAATTATTCAACAAATACCTAGTAAGGTTTCTGCAATTGGTTCACAATTGTACAATGCAGGACGAAACATATTCCAGAGTTTGTGGAATGGAATCAAGAGCATCGGAGATAGCATACTCGGTTGGGTATCTAATTTTGCAGGAAAGATTGGTAGTTTTGTTTCTGGAATCATTGACGGATTTAAGAACATTGTTTCTGGTGCGAATGATGCAAAATCAGCCGCAAAGTCTGTGGATGGAAAACATGCAAATGGTTTAGACTATGTTCCGTACAATGGATATGTTGCAGAGTTACATGAAGGTGAAAGGGTATTGACAAAACAACAGAACAGAGAGTATAATGAAGGTGGAATAGGAAAAGGTGGAGATATATTCAATTTCTATAACACGAAACCGACACCTTATGAGTATGCAAGGCAGATGAAGAAAGCGAAACGAGACTTAGAACTTGGTTATTAGAAAGGAGCAAAACATTGATACAGGAATTGCAGATAATAAACAAGGTAAATGGACAACAGTTAAGTCTTGCAAGAGATGGTTCTACCCAATATGTTTTGGACGAGATAGATTGGGATGTTCCATCTGTAAGTTTCAGCACATATAGAGTTCCATTCCAGATAGGGGTTTCCTTGTCTGGTGTGGAACTTGGAACAAGACAACCATCCATTACAGGGTATATTGTTTCCAGTGTAGATGGGAGAGCGTTTCTTGGGAAGAGTTGGAACGAGTTTTTAGAAGCGCAGTTGCAAGACATAGAACAAAAGAAGTATGAACTAAACAAAACAATCACACCGTTACAAGACATTCGTGTGATTGTGGGAGATTATTTCATAGAGGGCAGACCATCCAGTGCAGTGAAGTTCAGTAATAAGGAGAATGAAAACAACGAAGTGTTGTGCATGTTCACAATTGACATCAATTGTTTTTCTCCTATGTTTCGATTGAATAAAGGAAAACAAACCGTATTGGCACAGGTTCAGCCTAAGTTCCGTTTTCCATGGATTTTGAAGGAAACAGGGAACATTATGGGTGTTGTGTCTAAGCAGAAGATTATCAATGTTATTAATGATGGAGATTGTGACATTGGTGGAATCATCAAATTAGAAGCGGTTGGAGGAGTGGTACAAAATCCAACTATATTTAATGTTGACACACAGGAACAGCTTATGATAAGATTGATATTACAAGAAGGGGATTACTTGTTGATAAACACAAAGATTGGGGAAGAGAATATTATACATCATCATGTCAATTATCTGTCAACAGGAAAGTCAAAGGATGAAAACGTAATTGCTGATGTGATTGAGGGAAGTACATTTTTCCAGTTCAAACAGGGAAGCAATTTATATGGATATTCTGTTGAGCAGGGCAGTGATGTTTTTGTGAACTTAACAATTGATATGGACGAATTATTCCTCAATCTGAAAGGAATGTGATAACATGGGAGTAATTACAGTATTTAACAAGTATTTTGAACGAATCGACATATTAAGAAAGTACACGTTTATGCAGTATACAGACAAGTTTAATGGTGTCGGGGAGTTTAAAATAAATGCTATCTTGTGTGATGAAAACCTATACCTGTTGGATGAAAAAGAGGTGTTTTTTGTTGCATTTGACAGAACAACAATGGGAAGAATTGACAAGGTAGTAAAGGACAGCGATAGTGAGTTTGAACAGACACTAGAGATAACAGGGAGGATGATAAAATACAAACTGCAAACAAGTGTTGTGTACAAACAACAGATATACAGTGGAAGAACAGCAGAAGTGGTGAAACAGTTGGTGAAAAACAATATGTGTGTTGGTTCAACAGGAGATAAGCGGT